TCATGGACATGGGCCTCGGGAAAACTGTCGCGATCCTAACCGTCCTGCAACGCCTGTTCACGAGAGGACAGATCAACAAGGTTCTGATTATCGCTCCGCTACGTGTAGCCGTGCAGACATGGCCGCTCGAACTCAAGGAGTGGTCGCATACATGGTGGATGACCTACACCCTCATCCGCGCCAACGAACGCCACCCCGGTCTGCTAGACGCTCAATCGCAAGCGCGCAAGGCCAACCCACTCGCAGCCAACCACGCATCCGGCAAGGCCAAGACCGCTCATATCGAATTGCAGCGGCGGGAACTGGCCTCACAACCAACCATGATCCACATCATCAACCGGGAAGCCGTGGATTGGCTGGTGAAGTTCCACGGCAAGAACTGGCCGTACGACACGGTGATCGTGGACGAGAGCAAGAACTTCGCCGACAAGAACGCCGCTCGATGGAAGGCACTGAACAAGGTGCGGTCGTTTATGACACGGATGCACTTGTTGAGCGGGGTACCCGCGCCCGAAGGCATCGAGAACTACTTCGCACAGATTTACCTTCTGGATCGAGGCGAACGCTTCGGCAGGAGCCTGACCGCGTTCCGCGAAAACTACATGATCCACCAGCCCTGGCAACACCGCTGGATACCTCGCGACGGCGCGGCACTTCAGGTCGCGAACAAGATCAAAGACCTCTGCATCGTCATGCGGGAAGAGGACTTCCTGAAGCGGGACAAGGCCATCGTCATCGAGCGGCCCATCCTGCTTGAGCCGGATGAACTCGGGCTGTACGAAGAGTTTGAACGGACCATGATCCTCGATCTGCCTGAAGCCGAGATCGAAGCCAAGAGCGGCGGGTCGTTGGCCGGGAAGTTACTTCAGATGGCGAGCGGCGCGGTCTATGACGAAACCGGCGTGTGGCACCACATCCACGATCACAAAATCGAGGAACTGAAGGAGTTGGTCGCTGTTGGTGGCGTACTGGCATCGGTCTTCGCTGGAGCGGTTGCAGAAGGCTTTCCCCAAAGCGATCAAGATGGATCGCGAGGGGCGATGTGTGAAGCCGTGGAACGAGGGCAAGATCAAGATGCTCTTGGTGCATCCTCGGAGCGCGGGTCATGGTCTGAACATGCAGCACGGTCCCGGCCATATCCTGATATGGTTTGACAATCCGATGCCGTTGGATGATTATTTGCAGATGAACAAACGCCTTGATCGACCAGGGCAGAAGAAGATCGTCCGTGTCTACCATCTGGTCGCCAGGGATACTGTTGACGCTACTGTCGTACCGGTCCTGCGCGGAAAGGATGACGCCCAGGATGCGGTGAAGAAATACATCCGCGACCTCAGAGGGAAATGGAAGTAACTTCCAATGCCACCGACCGACAATGAACTGCTGGTGATGGGCGGCACGGTCACTGATCTTGCCGCCCTCTTCGGGATAGACCGGAAGGAGGTCCGCAGCCGGATCGGAGATATCCCGCCGCGCTCTAAGCGAGGCAACCTCGACGTGTGGCGAGTGCGGGACGTAGCGCCCCGGCTCGTCAAGATGGACGACAGCATGACCGATCTGGTGCGCCGCGTCTTGGCCACGCACCATACCGATCTGCCCAAGATGCTGTCGAAAGAGTTCTGGTATGGGCAGAACCAACGGCTGAAATATCTTCAATCCGTTGGTGAACTGTGGGATACCGCCGCGATAGTTGATCTCTGCGGTGAGGTATTCAAGACGTTGCGCCTGTCGCTGATGCTGTCGGCGGATGCGGTAGGTCGTGAAACGGATCTGTCGCTGAAGCAGCGGCACATCATCGAAACCCTGATGCACACTGCCCTCAACGATGTTCGGGAGAAGCTAGTTGTCCGTCTCAGTGAACTCCGACCAGTCTCCCAGGGGAAAGCGTTTGCACCGAAAGAAAGTGCAACCGATAATGGAGATAGTGGGTCAGGTTATGACCCCTGGGGAGGACTCGGCCCCCCTGAAGAGGGAGACGACGAATTTTGACACCGTAGAGGATATCCTTCTCGGGCTGTCGGAACTACTCCGACCGCCCGAGCGGATCAAGATTTCCGAAGCGGCTGAGAAGTACGTCTACCTCAACAACCCCGGCTCGTACATCGGGCCGTATCGTAATGACATGGCTCCCTATATGGTTGAGCCTATGGATGTCTTGCAGAGCCGCACGATCTCCGCGACCGTATTCGTCGGTCCCGCGCAGAGTGCGAAGACGCAAGGTCTGATCCTCAACTGGCTGGCATACTCGATCAAGGTTGACGGGATGGATATGATCATCTACTCCCCGACTCAATCCGCGTCGCGCGACTTCTCCATGCGGCGCGTGGATCGTATGCACCGGTATTCCCCCGCCCTCGGCGCGATGCGCCTCAAGTCGGCGTCGTACGATAACGTCTACGACAAGCAGTACACCAACGGCATGTTGCTGAACCTGGGTCATCCGTCCGTGACCGAGTTCGCGGGCCGACCGGTGGGTCGGATCGCCTTGACCGACTACGACCGGATGCCAGACGACATCGGGGGTGACGGCTCGCCGTTCGACCTCGGCAGCAAGCGAACCACCACCTTCGGATCGTTCGCCATGACGGTCGCCGAGTCGTCGCCCTCGCGTGCGGTGGAAGACCCGCGATGGATCGCCAACACACCCCATGAAGCCCCGCCGTGCAAGGGTATCCTGGCGCTCTATAACCGTGGGGATCGTCGCCGCTGGTACTGGCCGTGCCCGCACTGTGGAAGTTACTTCGAAGGAAAATGGGAGCAACTGGAATGGGACGTGAAGTACAGCCCACTTGCGTCTGCGGAGACTGCGCGTCTCGTGTGTCCGGTCAACGGTTGCCGCATAGAGCAGAACAGCCGGTCGGTCATGCAGGAGTGGGGCATCTGGTTGAAGGACGGCGAAGCCCTCGATCCGAAGACCGGCAAGGTCTGCGGCCAATCCATGAGATCATCGACGGCATCATTCTGGCTCAACGGAGTGGCCGCGAACTTTACGACGTGGACGAACCTCGTCAGCGCGTACTTGAACGCTTTAGGGGACTACGAGAAAACTGGCAGTGAAGACTCGCTAAAGAAATTCTACAACACCGATTTGGGTATGCCGTTTATGCCCAAGTCGGAAGAGAGTTCGTTGCTTCCAGAGAACCTAATGGCGAGAGCCGAGATGTTCCCGCTCGCGGAAGTAACTTCCGAACAGCGCATCGACCGTATCTGGAACGTCAGGGTCGTCGGCGATATCATCCCCGAGCCGCTGGTGCCGCCCGACGTGCGGTTCCTCGTGGCGACCGTAGACGTGCAGAACAACCTGTTCTCGGTTCAGGTCCACGGCATCCTTCCCGGCGAGCCGTTCGACATGGTGATCCTCGACCGGTTTCAGATCCGAAAGAGCCACCGGATGGACGGCCAGGGCGAAGCCTTCTGGGTCAAGCCGTCGTCGTATCTGGAGGATTGGAACGAAATCAAGACCGAGGTTATGGATCGGACCTATGCGCTATCGGACGGCACCGGTCGCCGCATGGCGATCCGCATGACCGGCTGCGACAGTGGCGGTCGAGAGGGCGTCACCACCAACGGCTACAATTTCTACCGGCTGTTGCGTAGCAATGGCGACGCTGCTCGTTTCCATCTCCTGAAGGGCGATCCGTTGCCCACCCGGCCTCGGGCGCATATCCACTTCCCCGACAGCAACCGGCGGGATAAGCTGGCGGCTGCGCGTGGCGACGTGCCGGTGATGTTCCTCAATTCTAACATCTTGAAGGACGCTCTGCGAGGTCGTGTCGAGTGCATGATCCCCGGCAAGGGGATGCTTCGCTTCGGACGGTGGTTGCCGGATGCGTGGTACAGCGAGATGTGCGTGGAAACCCGCACCGACAAAGGTTGGCAGAACCCGCAGAACCGTCGGAACGAGGCATGGGATTTGGCCTATTACGCCATGGGCGTCTGCGTCAGTCCGTTGATCCGCGTCGAAGGCATCGACTGGACCCGTCCGCCTGGGTGGGCGGCACCGTGGGACAACAACGACCTGATTAGCGCGGGCATAATACCGCGTTTCAAGCCCGCGTCGCGGGATGAACCAGAACTGAGTTTTGCGGATTTGGCCAGACGAATGGGGTAGCGGAAGTTACTTCCGAGGACCGTATTGCATTCCAATTACACTTCGGCTATTGTGCCTTTCTCATGGGGGCCGTCCGGATGCCTGACTTTGATCCCTGCCAACTACTGCGCGATGCGGATAAAGCCTGGTTCGAATTGAACACGGGCGGAGCCGTGCGTATGGTCCGCGATCAGAATGGCGAACAGATCGAATATTCATCCGCCAACCGGGCTGGTCTGCTGAACATGATCTACGCCTTGCAGAAACTCTGCCCCACCTACACGTCAATCGCGTTGCCGCCCGGTCCTCGTCCCATGAAATATTTCTACTAATGGCGAATGCATCCGCCATCATCCTCGACAGCGGGGCGCTTGAAGGCGCGGACAAGTTCAGCCGTGAGACGGCGCTGTGGTCGCCGTCGATGGGTTCACCGGATCAGGTTATCAACAACGCGAAACCGATGGCGGATGCCAGAGGTCGCGATACCGTCCGCAACAGCGGCATGGCCTACGGCGCGGTGGCGTTGCACAAGGACGGCATCGTTGGAGCGCAATACCGGTTGAACGCCACGCCACACTGGCGGTTCCTGTCGGCCTATTCCAAGGGCTTCGATGAAACCTGGGCTGACGAATTTCAACAGATCGTCGAAGCCCGGTTCAGTATGCTTGCCGACAGCGAGAAATGTTGGTTGGACGCTCAAGGCGTCAACACCTTGACCGGCCTCGTGCGGCTGGCGATAGGTGTGTTCTTGATTACCGGCGAGGTCATCGGCTCGGTCGAGTGGCTTCGCAAACCTAACCGGCCCATCAACACCGCGTTTCAGATGGTCAGTAGCGACAGACTGTGCAACCCCAACGGTATGTCGGACGACCGCTTTATGAGACGCGGTGTTGAGCGTGACGCCAATGGTCAGGCTCTCGCCTACCATTTCCGCATGGGCGATCAGTTCGATTATTTCAGCGGCGCGTTTTCGGCTACGTGGCGACGGGTTCCCGCCGAGAAGCCGTGGGGTCGCAAACAGGTGATCCACATCATCGAGCAGGGGATGATGGATCAGACCCGTGGCATATCCGACATGGTTGCCACGTTGAAGAACATGCGGATGACCAAGAAGTTCGCAGAGGTCACTTTGCAGAACGCGGTCATCAACGCGACTTATGCCGCCGCCATCGAGTCCGAATTACCGAACGACATGGTTGCTGCGGCGCTCGGACAGGCCGGTGGTGACACGAACGCCGGAATGCTCGACATGTATCGCTCCTACATGGGAGCCTTGGGCGAGTACCTCGACGCCGCGAACAATATTCGCATCGACGGCGCGATGATCCCCCATCTTTTCCCCGGAACTAAACTGAACATGCAGCCCGCCAAGACGACGGGTGGGATAGGCACGTCTTTCGAAGAGAGTCTGTTGCGTCATACGGCGGCGTCGCTTGGGCTGTCGTACGAAGAGTTCTCACGAGACTTCAGCAAGACTAACTATTCCAGCGGCAAAGCCGCGATGGGCGTCTCGCAGAAGTTCATGGCTTCGCGCAAGAAGCATGTCGCGGATCGGTTCGCGTGTGACCTCTACGCTCTGGTACTGGAAGAAGAGATGTCCAACGGCAACGTACCGTTGCCTCGCGGCCAGAAGCGCGATGTTTTCTACCGAGATAATGGGATGGCTAAAGAGGCGTTCACCCGCTGTCAGTGGATCGGGTCTGGGTCTGGACAGGTCGATGAACTGCGGGAGACGCAAGCGGCTGGTCTGCGGATCGCCATGGGTATCTCCACCTATGCGCTTGAAGGTGCTCGCCTCGGTATCGACTGGCGTGAACTCTTCGAGCAATGCGCGCGTGAACGGGCGCTAATGGACAAATACGGTCTGACGTTCGACATGACGACGACGAAGCCAACCGGCGCTTCGGCAACGACGGCGGACCCAGAGGCGGATGCCGGTTCCAAGCCCACCGAAGCCGCAGCGGCATGACCTCGTTTTTGGAAGTAACTTCCGATGTATGATCCTCTCAACACCCGTCTCCCGCTGCTCCATTCCGGCATGAGTATCGCGCTTCGCGATACTTTTGACGCGGACGACGACATCTGGGTTCCGCTGGAATACGGGGGCGTAAGCTGTCGGGCCAACGCTCTCGGCTCGCTCCCGTCTCACGCTCGCATTCCGGTGCTTAATGGTGGATTGACTTTATCCCCGGCCCAGATCACGGCGATCAATCCCGGCTCGGCAAATCTACTCGGGTTGGAAAATCAATCCGGTAATTGGGAGTGGGAAAACGGCAGTCCCGTGACATGGCCGGAAGGGGGCACTCCGAATGCCTAATATTTCGATACTCGCTGCTGACACAGTTATCGAACCAGACGACACGTTTTTTGTGCCAGCCGCCAAGCTGGCAGATACCGGTTCGTACAAAGTAAACTTGCCACAGCCCGCCGACACGGAACCTCGCATGAATGGCGAGGTTGATATCGGAACCAGTAAAACCTGGGCGCGGGCTGACCACGTTCATCCACCCAACACGGCCATGTTGGATACGATGAGAGAGTACGTGGATACTCAGAACAGCGCGTTGCAAGAGCAGATATCTTCGCTGGCGCAAAACCTTCGGTTCGTTGGTCAGGTCGATGTGGTGGCTGACAACGTGAAGTTTACTTCTGGGTCCGGCATCACGCCAAGCCCTGGACCGCTGCCAACAGCTTCACCGGACTACATCGGGTTTTACGTCATCGTCGTGGTGGCGGGTCAGCCGCCAGCCGGTTCGAATATCCCAACAGACGACTACGTGATGCACGACTGGATCGTGTGCGACGGCGCTGCTTGGCAACGGCTCGATGTTGGAGCGACGGCTTCCACCGCGTCCACGACCGCCGTGACGCCGGCGATTGCTGGCATGGATG